ATAGACCCAGCAACATCTGTTTCGGCCACCTATGGACAGAGTGGCACTACAATCACTATCACAAAAACAGATCATGGTTATTCTGTCGGAGATTTTGTTGTCATAGATTTTACTGCTGGAAGTGCAACAGATGGCAACTATGAGATCCAAACAGTTCCAAATGCAAACTCTTTTACAGTGACGGCAAGTGCTAGTGCGACAATATCAGGAGGAACGTCTTGTACTTATGGAGCAAACTTTACTCAGTTCAATACTTTTGCAAATGGTGAATACACAGCAAGAGGATTTAAATTTAGAGTTGAACTTACTTCAGACGATCCAGCCCAAAATATAAATGTCACTGAACTTGGGTATGAGGCAAGTGTAAAACGTAGAACAGAAACAGTAAATACATCTATAGCCTCTGGAACTTCCGCAAAGACAGTAACCTTTGGTTCACCATTTTTTACAGGCTCTGGAACAATACAAGGAGGATCAACCTCAGACTTTTTGCCTACTGTAGGTATTACACTTGAAGGTGCTGTTACAGGTGACTATTTTAAAATTACATCTATTACAGGCACACAATTTGTTATAGAAGTAAGAGACTCAAGCAACAACTTTAAAAATCTTAATTTCAGATATACTGCAATTGGATTTGGTAAAGGAACTTAAATATGTTTATATTTAAATTATCAGTTATTATATACTTATACAAAAAGAAATAAGCAATGGCAACACATGATTATATACTCTCAAATCAATCGGGAGCCAGCTTCAGAACAGACCTCAATAATGCCCTTGCTGCTGTTGTAAGTAATAATTCAAACTCATCTTCTCCTACTACTACTTATGCATATCAATGGTGGGCGGACACAAGTGCAAATATTTTGAAATTGCGAAATTCTGCCAATAATGCCTGGATTTCAATTTGTAATTTAGATGGAAGTATTATTGCTGATCGTGTGGTAACAGCTTCTATAGCAGATGATAATATTACGCAAGCTTTAATTGCCAATGATGCTGTGGGAGCAGATCAACTGGCAAGTAATTCTGTGGTATCGGCCTCTATAGTTGATGGAAGTATTGTTAATTCTGATATAAACGCTTCGGCTGCTATAGCTGGAAGCAAAATTGCACCCAACTTTGTAGCGCAGACAGTAGAGACAACAGGTGATGTTAAAACACCTACTATAAGCGGTGGATCAATTGGTTTTAGAAATATGATAATTAATGGCGATATGAGAATAGCTCAAAGAGGCACTTCATCCACTGCTAACGCTACATATTTTGATTATCCCGCTTGTGACCGTATAAAATACGCGCAAAATGGTATTGAATCTACTGTTGCACAGGTTGGTGATTCACCAGCAGGGAAAGGCTTTCACTTCTCAACTAAAATAACAGTGACTACTCCAGTGAGTTCAATTGCTGCTGGTAATAATATGTCAATAAGAATTGCACTTGAAAGACAAGATGTTATAAGACTAGGCTATGGTAATTCTGGGGCAAAAACTGCAACACTTAGTTTTTATGTAAAATCTAGTTTAACTGGTAATTTTGGCGTATCATTTGTCAGAAACAACAGAGTGCAAAGTCATACTATTTCTTACAGCAGTGCAAATACTTGGCAGTTTGTTGAGGTAACTGTTGTTGGAGATACTTCAACAGCTTTAGGCGGTGGCATGGCAGATGAAGGTATGCTTATACAAATTGTTCCATCATCGGGTACAAATGCAACGGCTGGTGGTCATACTAACAACAGCTGGATAGGTTTTCATACTTCATACACTGGTGGCGGTGCAAATATGCAACATTTAGTAACAGATAATTCAACCTTTCAAGTTACTGGGTTGCAGTTTGAAGTAGGAACCAGAAGTACTGAATTTGAACATAGACCTTTTGGTGTTGAATTATTAATGTGTCAAAGGTATTATCAGCAACTTGTAGTTGGTCAAGCAAATGCTGGTGTTGGTATATTAAGAGCCTCTAGTTCATCAAATTTTCAACAGTTAGCAAATATGTCTCAAGTAGTACCAATGAGGGCTGGGGCTACTGGTTCAGTTGTCAGTTCAAATAGTACAATCTCTGCTAGAAGATTAAATGGGTCTTCTAGTGATAATACAGCTACTATATCTTTTATGGGAGGAAGTGCCACTCATGCAACTGTGTCTTTTAGATTCACCACTGCTACTGGTACTTTCACTAACACCGAACCTTATGCCTGTTGGGATGAACAACATGGCGGCATTGTAATTGAACAAAAAGCGGATTATTAAATTATGGCAGAATTTGTACCAACACCAGAAAACGATATACCTATCGTATATTCGGATTATGATTATTATTATCAATGGTCTGATGCTGAAAAAACAGTATTAAAAAGATCAGCAGCCTCAATTGGTAAAACAACAGATGTAGGTAATAGCAGAGTTTTATTTGTTCCTGTTGATGAAGCAAATGCAGATTACCAAGAATATTTAGTATGGAAAGAAATTGATGGGAATGTTGCAGCAGATTATGAAGAACCTGAACTAACTTGGGATAATATAAGAGCGCAAAGAAATGAATTATTGCAAGAAACAGACTGGACAGTTATTCCAGATACAAGTGTAGATCAAGCTGCATGGAAAACTTACAGACAAGCATTGAGAGATATTCCAGAAACATTTAAGGATAAAAAGGCAAGTGAGGTTGTATGGCATACAAAACCATCAACAGCAAAAGCAAGTTAATTAATTTTTTCTTGCATTTGCCTAGTCATCATTCCACCTATCAGATAAAGTGGAGCTAAACCAACAATCAAAAATAACACCATTAAACTTACTGGTGCTAATGCTTTTATAAATGCTTCTTTCCACATATGTTTAATAAAATTTGTCAAGTAGCTTCATTATTGTCTCTTTTGTTATCAGGGTCAATGGCTGTTTTTGGTTTTGTAGCGATACGCTATATGCAAAGCCCTGAATTTGAAAGAACCCTTAAAAACAAACTCATGGGAAGTTTAGAAAATAAAATGCTAGATGTTATGAAAAACACTCTTCCAAACTTTACTGGTCCATCAATTGAAATTCCAAAAAAAAAGGTAAGCCCTCTTGGAA